ATGATTTGTATATTTGTTCCCTGACCAAGTTTTTTAAACCGTAAATCTACTCCTACTTTATTTGATACCAATCCATATCCATATGAACCAGTATCTGATGCAGTATTGGCTTCTCCTGTTCCACCCGTCACTGAATCTGCAACTAAAGCATTAGTTGCCCAACTACTGGTACCTGTTAAATTACCTTTAAAACTACCAGTAAATGAACCTGTAAAACTGCCAGTATAATTACCACTAAAAATAGATGCGGACTTTGCATTAAATGCATAGTCCGCAATATCTATTGCAGTAATTTTTTTAGTTTCTTGCGCAGCAATATCTGTAATAAACAACAAGTCATTTGATTGAACTTGTGAATCAGTATAAGCAGCTAAATCAGTAATTTTCTTACTATTGGACATATATCTTTAATAGATATATATATCATTGTGATTTAACATTTTTTAATTTTTTAACGATATATTTTACTAAACCACTTCTTACAATGTCTTCTTCAGTAAATTTAAATGTATAAATACCATTTTCTTTACTTTCCACATCATCAAAAGCATTCATTATCTTCATAAAACCACTTTTACCGTTAATATCACTTTGATCTGGATCACCCAATATAAACACTTTGCTGAATTCACCTACTCTTGTAATCAATGTAGTTATTTCTTTTACAGTCATATTTTGTGCTTCATCAGCAACAATACATTTAGCATTCCAGTTCAATCCTCTTAAAAATCCAAGGGGAATACTATCCAAACGATTTTCTTTTTGTAAAGTTTCAATATCTCTGTTTGGTAGTAATTCTGCTAATTTTTCCAACAATGGTTGAATATAAGGTGCCATCTTTTCATCCGCTTCACCAGGTAAAAATCCAATTTTACTATCCGCACTTTCAACCGCACTTCTAATGTAAAGCAAATCACTTACCTTCTTTTGATTCAATAATTTTAAAGCACTATATATGGTAATATAAGTTTTACTTGTACCCGCTGGACCACTAACAAATACCATTTTGGTATCTTTATTTAAAGCTATATTTACAAATTCTTTTTGTTTTTCTGTCAATTCTCTTTCAAATATTGACAATTCATGTTTTAATTTTGATTTTTGATATACAATCGGACTAGTATCTTGTTTGGGTTCATTACTATGATATTCAATATTATTTTTAATGTTTGAATTATCACTTTTGCTTTTTTGAAGGTTTTTCTTTTTTTTCATGAGTAATTTTATCTAAGATTGAATTCAATTTACTTTCAACAGATTTAACCCGTATACATAACTCATATTGTTCCTTTTCAATATAGTAACTGTAAACATTATCCAAATTTTCTTTAAATTGATTGGTTGGTAATGTTACAACAAAGTCAGAATTCTTAAAACTAAATATTTCAACAAAACTTAACTTTTTATCAATTGCGTATTCAATTGACGCAACTATGTGTTCCATCAATTGAATTTTATTGACTTCAATAAACTTATTCATTTCATTGAAATTCGAAGGTAACGTATATAATTTATGTTTGGATGCTTTTGGCATACAGATATAAATATCAAAAAGATTGTTACAAAAAACAAAAAACGCTATTAAATTTATTTTAATAGCGTCACATCAATTTACTATTTTAGTGCTTTACAATACTTTATGTCTTGTTTCGTTATACTCAACTAACTCAATTCTAGTACCATCAGGCCACTTTTTGATAATGCCATTCCAATGATCAAATTCAGTCTTCGCATCATTTTTATTAACATACACCAACTCACTAACTCGCAACCCGTTTCGTGTAATTACATAAAACTTTTCTTCTGTAATTACAAGACTATCCACACTATTTTCTTTTTTATCAGTCTTTTTAGACATATTAACTATATAGTTTAATTGTTATTATTTGGTTTTATTTACAAATTTATGATAACCAATCATAAATTAAATCACTCGTCATCACCTTCAATGTCTTTGGATGACGCTAACGGAATCGTACTTGTTTCTTCAACAATCGCTTTAATTTCACTTTCAATTTCCCTCATCTTATCCTTATAACCCGCAGCTACATCCTTAAAATCTTTCTTTACAAAGATTAACTTTTCCGTCAACGCATACACTTTCTTTTCTGCTTCTTGTTTTGTCATATACTATTTTTTACTATTTGTTTTTGTTTATCACCTAAATTGGTGGACATAAAGGGAGTCGAACCCTTGTCTTTAAGACCTTATCATAATTAGACTACGTGTGTATACATTTTTTAGTTGTTAAAAACAATTATATTAAATATCAAAACTAATTGTTCTAAAGATTTACAAAATACTCAATCAACAACGCAAATCAAATTGTTGATATAGCCTGATATTTTACACCCAATATAATTATCAGACATCATTATATTGAATGCGCAACCTTAAGCTGCCAATGCTACTGCTTCACGGGAGGTGAAGTTATAGCTAATTACATTATCTTCTGCAGTTAATGTTTTGATAGAAATTTTAAGAGGCCAACTATCATCCTCTACACGCCTAACTAATCAATTATCTTAAATCGATACCAGTATATGCCCATAAATTCTCAAAGATCAAAAAATTCTTTATAAGATATTGTTTCATCCAAACCAAGTTCTTGTCTCATATTAGCAAATAACTCTTTGCCTCTTTCAACTGAAACCGGCTGTTTTAACTCTTCTCTTTTAATATCTTTAATAGTATTCTGTATTTCACTACGAATTCTATTAGATTCGTGTGGATTATTACTATCATCTGCTTTATCCAAAGCATCTTGTAATTCTTTTAACTTATTTTTTAAGTCGTTCAATTTCTTATTATTCATTCTTATAAATATATAAGAAATATTCTAAAAGTGGAGCGGGTAGAGGGAATCGAACCCTCACATCAACCTTGGCAAGGTCGAAGGCTACCACTACATCATACCCGCTTTAAAATGGTGGACCGTAAGAGAATCGAACTCTTCCCTAAAGCTTGCAAAGCTCCCGTGCTACCACTATCACTAACAGCCCATTTAAAAATCTTACACCAATACATAGTGTTTGTCAAATCAAAAAATTTACCCTATCCTATCTGGATCAGATTCGTCCGGGTCAGACATACAGGGGTGTATCGTGTCCCTCACGCTGTTGGACGTTTCCACCCAACACGCACATCATTCAAAATGGATGCCCCTACTGGAATTGAACCAGTTTCTTTTCGTTCAAAGCGAAAAATAATAGCCATTATACCAAGGGGCAATTAAAATTAAATCAACACTATAGCTTTTTTGGAGCGGGTAGAGGGAATCGAACCCTCACATCAACCTTGGCAAAGTCGAAGGCTACCACTACATCATACCCGCGCTCTATAAATTATAAGTATTTCCAACTATCTCTTTCATAACCAAAAAATTCAAATATGTTTTGGTTACGCTTAAAAACTTCATCCGCTAACTGTTGATTATAATAAAATTGATAATCACTGTATTTGTCATCCTCTATTCTTTTTATATTAGATTTATATTCATTTTGTTTAACGGAATTAAAATTTAAATCATATGGCAATTTCATAACATCACTATCAATATTTTCATATTTAATAAAAAAATCAACAGATCTATTATATGTCTCACAAATATTAATTGTACTATTTTCTACATCCATCCAATTATAATCTGACAAAACAAATTTTTCAAATGTGTCATTACCTTCTATGGCCCATTGCCATGTAGATACATACTTTGAATACGGATTTCTTACACACATTATTATCTTATAATCACTGTATATATTGTGATCATATACAACTTCATGTGTAAACACAGTACAATTCAAATCATATATGTTTTTGAACTGTAATTTATCCCAAAATATTTCGCACAGTGCTCTACTCGCAGTACGAGGAGTAGCAAACCATAACAATTTGTGTTTATCACTAACATTCATAAAAATGGTGGAGTATGGACGTACCGCCCGCCAGAATTTAACTTGCTTGCAAAGCAAGTGCTACAACTTTGTAGCCACATACCCCATTTAAAAATCTTACACCAATATATAGTGTTTGTCAAATCAAAAATTTACCCTATCCTATCTGGATCAGATTCGTCCGGGTCAGACATACAGGGGTGTATCGTGTCCCTCACGCTGTTGGACGTTTCCACCCAACACGAACATTGTTATAAATTGGTTGGGGATGATGGAATCGAACCACCACAAGCAGATTCAAAGTCTGCCGCACTACCATTATGCAAATCCCCAGTTACTAAAAATGGAGCGTGTGGTGAGGTTTGAACTCACGACATCAAGTTTGGAAAACTCGTACTCTACCAACTGAGTTACACACGCAAAAAATGGCGGAGGCGAAGGGTGCTGCCCCCTCAGTGGCTTTTAGACCACGGCAGTTTAGCAAACTGCTGTAGAAACCTAACTATCTACGTCACCTCCGTAAAATTTTGACAATCTCTGATTTCTTCATGGGACGATATTATCAGTCCTCAGTTCCAATGTCAAGTGGAGTTGTATTAAAATGGCGGAAGCAACAGGAATCGAACCTGTGAGGGTTTATGGCCCCAGCTGTTTTCAAGACAGTTTCCTCGACCTACCGGACTACTTCCATATAAATTAAAAATTG